AAATGGATATCCGTCATTATTAACCCACGAATCCACAGAACCAATACGCACCTTCCCATTTAAACTGGAAATACTATCAAGTGAGTTAAGAATTGCTGTGGTAATAGCATTCTTCTTCGATGCGTAGGCGATAATCGATAACTGAACAGTGGTTGCAAGCCTTGTATTCACCCCGATAGCCAGGAGCGTTGCTGTAGCTGCGGTAGCGGTAAGCTGCACTTCCTGCCAGTCATTTGAAGAGGTCAGCGTTGGCTGATTACTCACAAATGTGCCGTTCAGCGATGTTTTTAATCCAATGGTTGGGGCGCCTCCGGTTCCGTTGTATTTATAACGTACAGTGATAATATCCCCCGCCGCAACGGTAGATAATAAAGCAGAGTAAGCCTCCCGGTATGTAATCGTATCCACTGCGGCTACACTCATCGACACCGAGTTTTCATTCGGCGATGACAATGTATCAAATGGATAAAGGTTGTTATTAACCCACGCATCAACACACCCAATAACCACTGATTTCCTGCTGGCTATTCTCCTTCCTGTAGCCGTTAATGTTCCTGAGGTGTTTGCGTATTCATCAGCAATAATGTTATCTGATGCGTTTAATGCAAAGCATTTGCCACCATTTAAAATATTACCAGCATCTGCATCTGCCTGGGCTGCCGTTGTTGTCGGAAATACTCGGATGGTTCCTGTTACCGCAGCAGTGCCGGGCTGAGAAGCCTGCAGTACAGCCACGCCATCCTGGTTCTCGTAGGTTTTGAATGCCGCAGTCGCTTCCGGTCCTTCCGCTACGCGGAATGACTGACCGTTTGTAGTGGCAGCGAGGCCTGCAATTGTACCGTCCGGATCGCTCGGTGTTTTATAGAAAGTGAACTTGTTCAGCGCGTATTCAGAGGCATCATTCTTGTACTCTTCGGCCTGCGCAGCTGAACCTGCGGCTGCCGTTGCCGATTCGGATGAGGCTGCGGCCGAAGTAGATGAATTTTGCTCAGCAGTTTCTGCGGCGCTCTTCGCCGCCTCTGCCGCTGTGGCTGCATTAATCGCTTCCTGAGCGGTGGCGCTAATATCCTGATAGCCCTGCTGGACCTCGATCAGGTACTGCTTTGCCTCTGCGGCACTCACGGCTGCCTCTGCCGCGAACTGTGCCGTTTGCTGTGTGTCGGTAGTCGCCATAATTTTTCCTGTTATTACCACTCGATATGCACAATGCCATCGGCGCCATCGCCGGATGGGTAAGCTATTCCGCTGAAATCAATATCGTAAGCACCACCACCGCCGGAGCCTGCTGCTTTCCCTTTCACACCGCCGGTTGCGCCGCTACGTCCGCCACCACCCCAGAACGAAGCACCGCCAGAACCGGTAAGCATGTTGGTCGCATCCTGGCCGTCCTGACCGGTACCACCCTGAATGTTGATATCGCCACCTGATGCAATACCGCCATCACCACCGGCACTGTTCACGATGCTGGCTTTGTTGGATTTTTTCCCGCCCCGTCCGAAGATGATCCCGCCCAAAGAAGAGTCACCGCCGTCATTGCCGGACACGGCGCCTGATACCGCTGCGCCGCCTTTGCCTACGACAACGGATAACGTCGTTCCCGGAACAACATCCAGCCAGCCTAAAGCTGTACCGCCAGCCCCGCCGCCGCCGCCGCTATAGGACTCACTTGAGGATGACGCCTGACAACCGCTTCCTGATCCGCCAGCACCCGTCACGGTGTAACGAATGCGCGTCACCCCTGCAGGCACGACGAACGAATACGTCCCGTTGACTGCGTAAGCGATGTTTCCATGAGGCTTCGAAAGGGAGGTTACGTTGGTTCCATCAGAGTGGACTTGAGTAACTGTGCCTGGCTTGCTGACAACCGTTGCGCCCGCTGCCCTGGTGCTTAACTGAACGTAGTAAGCGCTGCCGGTGCAGTTATTTTCGATGGTCCAGTCTTTCACCCATGGAGGGAGATATAAGATCCGATTACCAGTTAGCGCGCCGGTGAGAATTAGCCGTGGGTTAGCAGCCTGCAGATCGGTGGCGTTAACGTTAGCCGTCGATATTGAAATGCTGGCCGCTCCGCATCCCCATGAAGGCATCCAGCCAGATGCCGTGGCGTCGGTTTTTTCCGGCGCGGTGTTATTGGAGTCAATGGTGTTGAGCCACGACACCGAGTAATCGCTGGAAGGGATCACCGCACCTTTCGGATAGCCGGATATGGCCGCTCTGAAATCTGCGTTAAATGGGTACCCCATCCCGGCAGCCGACCATTGCAGGCGCGTGTAAACGTCATTAAAAATGCCGTTAAAGTCCTGACCCTTTGGCGGCTTACCGCCAGCAGAAAGTGCGATACGGGTCAGAGGCGGGAAACCGGAATCCATCGCCGCCAGGCCGTCAGCCAGCGTTTCAGAGGTGGAATTGACCGGGATCGTGTTTTTATCGCCGCTCACAGAAAAGACAACCGTCAGACGTGACGGTATGGCTGAATTATTCAATTCAGACCTCCTGAACGATGTTAACTTTTACCCCGGGAGGGGAAGGAAGCGCGCCGGAGCTTTGCACTATGGCCAGCTCCGAATCGGAAAGCTGGAATTCGAATACGTAGCTCATGACATGGTTGCCATCGTCACGCACGTAAGCCCGCCCACTGGCGCCGAACATGTACATCAGCATGCGATTCAAGACCGGCACAGTGCAGTCGCTGATGTTCGCCATCGCTTTGCACATGATCAGCTTGCGGTATGCATCATTGGTCAGGACGACAGTGTTCGTGTCCTGCACGCCGGTATAGAAAGGAGCCTGGTTAAATGGCTGCGGATCAGTGAGCTCCGCCGGGGTGCTGGTAGCTTCGCCAAACCCCAGAAACTGCTGTGATGGCGTGACGGTCAGCAACCGCTCAACATCAACGATTTTTCCCCAGCACATCAGCCCGTAATCGCCGCATGTCTCGATGTTGAACACGAGGTCATAGAACGTGTCTATCCAGTCCTCTGGCGCTACAGAAGCGTTAAAGGTGTCAATCAGTGACCGCAGGCTGGTTGAGTTCACGTACTGCGCGTAGATCGTCCAGTCGACATTATTCACTTACCGCCTCCGTTATGATGTTTGTCGTATCGAGGGTCGGTTCCTGATCTATCCCCATAGTCAGCGCACTAGACCAGGTGGTTCCGTCCAGAGAGATCTGGACCGAAAGAACGTTCATGTTCTGTGCATCAAGCGCCTGAATGGGTCCGATATAGCGGCTGCCATAAATTCGCGCGCCGGCACGCGCCCGGGTACCGCCATCTGCGCCGGTAAAGGCATTCAGGACGACCGTTCTGATCTGCGCGTTGATATCTGACGGAAGGCCATCATTTGCCTCGTATTCCACCTTGATATGAACACTCACCGCGTCCAGCGTTTTCCACCTGTAGGTGTACTCCGGATAAGGGGAGTCATAATTTTCGGTATCCTGCACGGTTCCGGTGGTGTCACCGTTCATAACGGTGCCCGGGGGGAGTTTTTTATTGATGGCCGCTGCAATGTCAGCCACTGCCCCGCCATAAACCCCGATATAAATCGAGCTGGCCAGCAGCGTGTAATTCGTGGAACCTTTCTCGACGGAAGTCGGCTCTTTGTTGTCGATCACATAAACATCAAGCACCCCGTCGACTTCCAGGACAGCAGCCCGCACAGCCGCTGCTGTGTTGAAGGCGTTACGTGCCACTGACTGGCGACGGCGATACTCAAATGCAGATCGCCCTTCAACATTCGAGCCCGGCACACCTGCGGTCTCGTTGGTGATACTCGACCAGCCACTTACCGCGACATAGATGTTTGTCAGCGTACCAATGGGGCAAGCTATCGGCCCGGTAGTCAGGTTCTGGAACTCGATCTTTACCGTCCCGTCCGCACCTATCGTTCCGGCCGCCAGTGACACGTACATATAACCGTTATCGTCGGTTGCATAGGACTGCGCCGGGATCACCGTTCCCGGTACGCCAGAGCATGTGGCCGTTACAACCGTACCCGCAGCAGCAATGCGATCGAGGAAGTAAATCCTGCCGATGCCATCCTGAAATCTGCCAGAGGAAAAGTCCGGGTTCATGTTGTTGACGATAGCCAGAAGCTGATCGTTCTTGTCTGCGATGATTGCAGTATCAGTGACAGCCAGTTGCCCCTGTGGCGTCTTGAGGTTCGTGCTCATCGCCGTCCCGAATGCAGAACCAATATCTGCTATACGCCCGGCAAGAATGTCTCCCTCATCTGGAACATCAAGGCCAGTGGTGGAAAATGTCACGGCCGGTACCGCCGTAGAGATTGTCGTCATTTTTTCCTCACAGGGTGACGCTGGAATCCAGGCCGTTGGTATCCACGATCGCAATAACGCCGGTAGTGCGGCGCGTATCGCGGTTGTTAATCAGCGTCGGCTCAGCGCGCGCGATATAGCTCATCCGCAACGCTTCAACCTGAAGCGCGGCCGCCATGGCGCCGGTGCTGGCCTTAACGTTCAGAAGCTCTTTGTAATTAACGCCGGTGTCTTTTTCGTAAATGCACTCGCCGCGTATGGCCAGGCATGCCGTCGCTACGTCCTGAGCGCAGGCGTAGGGATTTTCAACCGTGGCGATATTACCCAGCTCATCAAGGACAAGATCCCAGGTGTCGGGATCGAGTTTGAGAGATATTGTTTTCATGGATTTCGCCCATAAAAAAACCCCGCCGAAGCGAGGTTTGAAAAACATAAGGTTGAGTAGTTGTGTTAATACATTGATTTGATCTGCGTGGTTCCGTCCGGAACGCCGTACTTGCTCATTGTCCAGCAGGCCTCAGCAACCTGGATTATTTGGTATCTCATTTCAGGGCCAATTCCTTCTGTTAAGCTGATGTTCTTTTTCATCAATTCAAGAGAAACGCCAGATCTCTCAGCCTCGCCAGCCGCCCGGCACATACGCCTTACCCCAGCATCAGAATCAGCCTGCTGGTATGGGTATCGGGCCATTAGAGAATAGTAGACATTATTTAAAGTGTAAGACGCGGCATCAATCTCACGCTTAGCCATACACTCCTTGCTAGCCTGACACTCAGCTTCTTTCTGCGCTGCAAATGCTTCGTTTTCTTTTCTTTCTTTTTCTCTTTTTTTATCCATCATGGAGTCGAAGACATTGGCATATTTATTGTAGTAGCAGACGTTATCTTTAAGGCATTCGCTTGTGTTTTGCTCAGGAAGGTTTAATCCAGTTACGTTTTTATATATCTCTCTTAGATCGTCTACAGACTGAGTACCACCTGAATTTGTTTTGAATTTTTGCTTATCAAAGCCATGCTCCTTTTGGTATTTGATAGCCTCAGTAGGAGATAAAGCACAGCTTGATAATAAAAATACCAAGGGGATAATATATATTTTACTTACCATTTCACGGCTCCAGGGGATCGGTTCGGCTTCCTCCTGATACTACCCCACCATGAGTATGCCCATCAACGATAGAACCGTCGACAAGCTCAAGCTGCCCGTTTGAATGGACTTTCAGTCCGTTGATGTTAACCACACCAGGGCTCTGTATGTTTATTCCGCCGCCTGTAAACTCAGCGAACTCCGTGGGTTCATCGTTCAAGCTGGCGATAGCCGTGATGTAAACAGCATCCGAGTATGAGTGTCGCCGCTGAGTTGGCGGTGGCCCACTTTGCCTTGATGCTCTGACATTGGTTGTATCTTTGTCACAGGCGATCACCAGACCAATATCGCCAATGCGGGGAGTCATTTTTACCGCGCTGTTCCCGGCCTGATACCGAATGAATGGAATATCATATACCTCCTGACATTTAATCTCGCCCCCGGAAGCGTTCGCGCCGCTCACAAGAGGTAGCACAGTCATAACGCCATCACCAACATCTTTAACCAGAACAATATCAGCAAAAATATTGCCCTTTGATGCCGTGGCTATAAGGGACAAGATCGCGTTACCCTGACAGGAGATATCAGAAGCTTTTTGGTTAGTTGCCATTGCTTTCCCCTCCGATGACAGATGCCGGAGATGCCACAACAAACGTCTCCCAAAGCCCACCAGGCACTTTACAGGACAGATAGTGGGTAGTCCCCGCCTGCACCACCCACTCGCCACTAGCATGCGGCAAGTCTGTTTTCAGGATGATCTTCGTATTCAATTTTAGCGCCGGTGAATAAATGCACCTAAAGTTAATCCCCATCTCATAAAATATTGGATACCCAATAAGTCCATGCTCTGGCGAAATTAACGGAACAACTGAATCCGACGGTGTTTTACCTGTATAAATTGTGACAGTGCCAAAATCTATATCAACAGATATGTCATGCGCTGCCGCAATTTTTAATATTTGGATTATTGCGTTGTCATCGAAATACGGATTCCGATGAGTCGCTTTGACGTCGACATTGATGAATTTCAGACCAACTTTAAAGGCAAGAGCGCGAATCATATCAGCCACATCCACATCGCCGCGAATGGATGTAGGCTCACAGGGGATCAGGCGCTCCCTGCCGGCGGCAGCCGCGGTTATCTCAATCGGCGCATCCGGCATCTGGTTCAGGTTAATCCTGGCAGATGTTATTGACCCGGAAAAAACACGAGTGTCGCCTGCGTAAACGACAATTGAGTTCTGCGCATAGGCGACTATCTTTTGCGCGTTGGTCGTCAGCTTGGACATGTTTTCCAGGGAAAGCCCCCAGAGGCTAAGTTCAAGAATCGTGCCGGTAGCGCCGCCAAATGCTGATATAGCCGCCTCACACTTGAAACCTTTAACCGTCAAGGTGTCGCCAATGTCGCCGTCAAACGTACCGTTGGCCAGCGTGAACGATACGGTAAGCTCTCTCTCCTTGTAACTCATCTGCCGACCTCACTGCTCGTCGCATAATACAGCTTGAATCTGGTGCCGATTTCGTCGTAATAGGGATCGGCTGTACCTTTTGAGTCAACGAAAACCAGATCGCCACTGAACCCCAGATATTTATACCGAACCAGGTAAACGCAGTTCAGGCAGAGAACGCCCTGAAATATCGGCTTGTCATCGACATACAGATCGGCGTAAAACCCGGTTGAACGCTGATGTAACTTGATCGCGCAGTTCTGACCGCCAAGCGTGACATAGACCTTTTGAGATAGTGAAGGTGATAAGCTAATTTCCTGCATGTCACATCACCTTTCCCAGAAAGTCGGAGACGGTGCTTTTTATCTGCTTAGAAACTGCAGTAGAAGAGCTGTCCCACGCCTTAGATACCGACTCGGCCGCCGAGTTAACGTTAGATACAATCGCCGCCCCTGTAGTCTGGAGAGCGTCTGATAAGGTTGTATCTGCACTTGACCAGGCATTCTTAACATCGCTCAATGTCACCTCTTTCGTCGCCCCGGTGATCACCTGCGTTGATGCTGCGGCGCCATTGTTGGTTTTTGCGTTGCTGGTCGGCGGCCCTTCAATAACAGCATTTGAAAGCATGACTTCCCCGCCGTCCATGATCTCCTCGAAAGTGCAGTTCGCCATCAACAACGTCTGCCCACGATATGACCCCACAAAGTAATCGAAGTGGGTAAGATCGTAGCTGTAATACACAGTGTCCGGCGTCTCGATGTTGTAGGTGCTGGCCGTGTTTTTCATCTCATCCAGTTTCTGAATGAAATTGTTCCGGCTCAGCAAAGAGAAATTGGTCAGGTTAGGCAGTGACCCAGAAAAAGCCGTCCATCCCTCAAGGGCAAAAATGATCCTGAGTTCAGACGGCTGTTTCACTTTGTTGTAGGACGTGTACCGGCCCTTTTCTACTGGCCCCTTAGTCACTACCGCATCACCGTAGCGATCAACGCTAACCCAGCCGGAAGGAGAGAAAACCTCCTGCCCGGCTGCAGCCGTCAAAAGCGACTCGTCAACGGTGTTATAGGTGATCCGGTAAGTTGGCGACAGGGCGCTGTTAAGGACGGATAACAGGCTTCCTCCCTGAATGGCGGATAGCACTGTCGAGACATTCAGAGAAAACGACATGAGTTATTGTCCTGAGTAGCCAGCCAAAAGCATGACACGGTTGTCGCCGTGCTTTTTGATGTCGCTGGTAAGCTGTTCCACGTTCTGGGCCTGGGTAGTGATTTTGGTGCCATAAAACTGATAAGTCGCACCGGATTGCCCGGGCATCGCGCGGTCTACGGCCATCCCGGCGCCGGGGCGCATTCCGGCCATGACTTTAGGGACGTAATTGCGAGTTTCCGACGGCAGGTTATCCATGCCTTTCTTCTGGACGTTTCCGATCCCCCAGTTATAGGAGGCAAGCGTTTTTTCCAGATCGCCGCCGGTGGCATCCATTAACCATCTTAGATATTTCGCTGCTGCCTCTGCAGACTTGTGGGGATCGTAAACATCACGACCTTTGAGCCCCATATCCTTTGCCGTGCCTGGCATGAACTGGAACAAGCCTTTGGCTCCGGCCTTCGACTCCGCAAACGGATCACCACCTGATTCAGTAGCAGCTACCGAAGACAGCAGCCCAGCGGGGAGTCCATATTTACCCTCCAGCGCACCGAACTCGCCAGCCATTGCCTGCAAGAATGATTTCCCTTTAATACCCAATTTTGCAGCTTTGGCATTTAATGGGATGTTAGGCTGGTATTGGCCTACATCTAATTTCATTGCCGTAGACAAATCCATTTGGGTATCCATCATTGCCTGCTGGTAGGCATTAGGAACAGTCCTCTGTGAGCCATTAGGAACAGCGCCGGAGTCAATTTGCCGCTGCCTTTCCTCTGCGTCTTTCTTGTTAAGGAAAAACTCTCCATTAGAGGTCCAGAAAATACCGTGATTTTGCATCCACTCCTTATTTTCCTTGCTCACTATCTTCGACAGGAGCCCGTCAATTATTGGATAGAGAGCGGTTATGGCAAAAATGAGGCCGCCCGGACCACTTAGCGCAAACGCAATCCCTCTAAACCATGATGCAACCTTTAAAGCAAGCAACGCGACAATAACGTTCTTCCACCCTCCCACTGCGTCGGCTGCATCATTGGCCGCAGCCGCCACGTCTTTTATGGCGCCGAAAAACGCATCAATACCGGCTTTCATCTCTTTAGGGTGAGATTTCATCCAGTCAGATAAGTCACGAAGTACGCCATTGAACTCGCGGACATATGGGATCAGGAAGGTATAAAACTGGTTTTTTGTGGTATCAAGGTTCTGGTTTAATTCAGCCCATGCAGAATTGAATTCCTTGGCCCCGTTTATTGACTCATCAGAAATCCCTGAGCTTTTAGTCAGGCGATCAACGTCAGGCAGGAACTTGCCTTCCTGGTTGCGCTGGTTGATAGCATCATCAATACCAACCAACTGAAGAATCTGACGGCGGATATCTGGATCGGTAACCTTCCTTGCCGACTCCAGTATTTTCCTGAACGTGGTTTGTGCTGAGTCGTCCCTGATATTGAAAGAATCATGGGTCAGAGAATTAAGTCGGATTGCAGCTTCCTGCACTGGCGTATCGTACACCCCGACCTTAGCCAGTTGCTTTGCGTTCTGAAACCCCTGCAATGCTGCACTTATTTTCTCGACAGAACTACCGGCCGCCTCTGCCGCCTTGCCCACGCCGTCAAGCTCTTTGGCTGTCATCCCCAAAGATTTAGCCTGAATGGACAACTCCATTAGCCCTGAGGTAGTGCTTTTCACAAAGCTCATCAGGCCGCCGGCAGTGACGGTAACGCCAGTCAGTGCCAGCAATTCCGTCTTTATGCTGCTGAAGAACGAAGCGGCTTTCTTTCCCTGCTCCGCCATTTCCTTGGCGGTGTTTTTGGCGTCTTCGCGCTGCTTTTTCAGGTCGTCACTGACTTCCTGCTGGCCTTTGCGGAACTGAGAAGTATCAAGGCCCAGCGTCACCAGGAGGGCGTCAATTACCGTTGCTGCCATGATCACTCTCCGCTGCTATGGCTCTGTTGGTGTTATCCACGGTCATTATTTCAATCAGCCACCACATATCCTGGACGCTGTATACGGTGTCCAGTTCGTGGAGTGTCGCCATTTTCCCGGAGATCACCGCGGCGATGGTGCGCGGTACATTCGCATACTGTATGAAGCCGCGATCTGAATCTTCCGGGACAGATAAGGGGATTTCTAACTTGCGGTGGCTGCTACAAAAGCGATATGGAGTTTGAAGGCTTCGATTTTCAGGCGCGACCAGGTGCTGATTTCTTCGATCTGACCTTCGTCAACAAGCGCTGTTTCGATACCGTTACCCCCGAGGAATTTCACGCAGCCAAGCAACTCATCAAGCAGAGGCTTCGACTGTGCGAACGGGACTTTAGCCAGTGAAGTGATACCCCACTGAGCGAGACCGGCCATACCGCTGGCCATCACGCTTTCGTACAGCTCGCGTGCTTCTGCATTATCCTCGGCCGGGGCCGGCGCCACCGCAGCACCGATGGCCATCATCATATTGTCGGGAACGGTAACGCCGGCGCCAATCACAGCGCACGCCAGGCGGATAGCCCACTCTTCGGCCTTTCTCGCCGGCATTTCGGTGATTTTGAACTGCTTACCCTTGTCACGGTTATCTGCTTCAACCGTGAATACGATGCTTTTACGAGCCATTTTTGTTTCCTGAATGAGTTATCTGGCAATAAAAAAGCCCACCGTAGTGGGCTCATTTCTTCTTCTCTTCACGTTTGCGTCGTCGTTCTTCCCGCAACTCCTCTCGGCGCAAGTCGTCAAATACCTTCATGATCGCTTTCATCATCATGAAATTGATGAAGTGGTGATTAACGCAGCCGTGAACGCGTAACTGCTCGGTGAATTCTTCAGCCGATCGCAGCGCCTCCATCATGTTCTTATCGCCTTTCATGAACTCCGAGAAGTCGCGCCCCACTCTGGAGGCGCATTCAACGATTCGGTTATTCATGGTCACGCCGCCGCATACAGCAACTTCATTTGCCCCTTAACGGGGAACGCAGCCATGCAGCGGGCTTCGAAGTCCTTCTGGTCAATGCTGCAACTGGCAATGTTGGTAACGGCGATCAGTTGCTGCTCGACCTTATCCAGCGCATCAGGCTTAAGGTGTTGGTGTATCTTCTCTCTGCTGTCACCTGCGGCTTGTTTTGCTGCCTGATAGACATAATCAGGAAGTGCTACACCGTACACCCAGCGAGCGGTGATCTGCCCGAACAGAGCCGGGCAACCGCCGACATGACCAAAGTAAGGAAGGCCGGACATTTTCGACAGTGCTTGATAGAACGGGTCTTTAAAGCGCTTCTCCCAGGACGTTGGTTGCTGACAGACCATCAGGCCGACAATCTGATCTTCAGTGAGCTGGAAGTTTTTACTCAGTAGCAGATTTTTAATATGACGATCACAGGCGCGGGCAAATTTCACTGACAACCAGCGGGCGAATTCCACCGCCAACTCCGGATGAAGCCAGGTCCCGCCGTTTCGCCCTTTCTCCACTCTGACTAAAAGGGGAGAAAAATCCTCTTTTACGCCGGAGCCAGCAATTCCAAGCTCCTCAGCCAATTCGGCGATATAAATTTTTGTCGCCTCAGTCTTTAGCCAGTCCTTTGGTAGCTTGCCGTGATGCTTTGCGGCAACCGTGGCATTGAACCAGCAGTCAGCCGTAAAAGGAAATGAACGGTCATCGTAATTCATGGGGATGATATTAGACATCTCGGTAATTACCTTTTAGTGATGAACCTTGTCACACAGGAATCCGGCCCACAGAAAGGCACCGATAGCCAAACCGGTATCCTCAAGGGTCATCCTGAAAGGTTCTGTGTTGTGATGTGCGCGTGTGAAGCGCGGGGTATTGCGGGTATAAAAAAGCCCGGACTTATCCGGGCTGATTTTTTTACGCTGAGTAGTCTGCCGGGGTGACAGTTTCCCACTGGATAAGTCCAGTTACCGGCTGAAGCACACGGCCGGCAGACGGCATACGGCGCGCGCGCTGCAGGATGCCGTTGGTCATGATGTACTTTTTACCCAGCGATGGGAGGATCACCGTACCATTAACACGCAGCACAGACCGCGTGGTCATCTGCGTGGTTTGCCAGTTGTCGATGTACTTAATCGACGGTGAGGATGCAGCCAGATGGAATGTCCACGGCAGATCACCATAAACAAAACCGCCCAGCAGTTTACCGTCAGCAGTACGCTGGTACTCTGCCATATCGGTATCACCCATTTCGAAGATGTTTTGCGCTTCGAACTGCTCCAGGTTAAACCCTGACGGGTAAAGCTCAGCAATGACCAGAGTAATAACCGCGTCAGCCGAAGTGATGTTCTGATTGGACATTTACTGCACCTCCACGCTGTTAACGGTAATGCCCTGGATAATTCCGCCGTCGGTATACCAGAAGTAAACCGTTGGCTTGGTACGCGCGGCGCGCATTGCAGCTGTGAACGATCCAATGTAGATGTAATACCCCTCAGCCTGAAGCGAATCCGTAACATCGACGCCAGTGATGGCGTTAATCTGGTCGATTTGTGACTGATCCAGATCGGTGCCGGCTGTCAGCCCACCCCACTCCCTGAACTGTTCGATGTACGGCTTCATGCACGACTCAATTCGAGACTTCCCGGCCGTGGCATAAGGGAGGTTGGATGCCTGCTGGAACAACGTAACAAGAGCCGCCTGAAGCTGAGCGTTAACCCATACCTGACCAGCCCATGCGTCGAGCCATGCGAAATCACCTGTAATCGAACCCGGCGCCCACTGGTTAGTTTCTACGGCGTTCGCTGCGTACTTCCCGTAGAAGTTATAGCCGTTGGCCTTGGCAGCCTCGTAATCAGTATCGTTACTGATCATCGGCAGCAGGCCGGACACCTGACGACCATTCAGAGAACAGCGCCCATTGGCCTGCGTGAAGTTCAGCGCAGCCACAAACCCCATAGCGTTTGCTGCGTGGTTCGGATAACCATACACCGGGCAGGTATCGTTATAGGCGTAGGTGTTGATGATGTCGTACACCAGTGCACTCGAGCTGCCATCCACGATTGCCGTTCCTGATGCGTCCCACAGGACATAGGCAAAGCGGTGGTTCTGGCTGTTTGTCCAGAGCGCGAACGCATTAGCCTGGTCTTTGGTGACAGCGAACGTCGTGGAGAATGTTACCCAGTCCTGCTCTTTGGCCAGAATGGCAGTAAAGATATCGTCAACCACTGCCGGCGCCGCACCCTGAGAGATCACCGCGCCGGTCGCTTCGGTCAGTTTAAGGCCTGTGGCCAGCGCATCGTCATCGGCAAAGGTAATGGTACTATCCACGCCTGTGGTGGCAGAGGTGATGATGAATTTCTTCAGCACGCTATCCCAGGTCACTACAACCGAGGAGCCAATACCGGTTTCAATCAGCTCTGCCGCGTTATCAAAACTGGTGGCGCCGCTGAGGTCGATAGCCGCAGAAGTCTCTTCCGTACCGTCAACGGTCAGAGTCAGCGTACCCGAAAGCAGCTTGAGCTGTGCCAGCGTGGTCGCGGAGTGCGATCCGGAACGAAGGAATGCCGCCACTGCTGCGGTATTGAATCGGCTAAAATACAGCTTGCCAGGCATCTGCGTTTTACCGGTGAAAGCGGCGAAATACAGCACCGCGGCGGTGTACTCAATCGACGCGCTGCCGAAGTACGCCTTTACCTCATCCGCACTGGAAAATGAGGGTACTTCACCAACCGGCGCGTATGCGCTGTCGGTCAGGAACAGGCCATTGAGATCAATGGCTGTCCCTGTCGCCTTCAGTACGCTGGGAAGCATCTGGGCGATTTTTGATAGCGAAATTGCCATTTATTATTTCTCCGGAGGAAATCTCACGTCGACCGGCTGCGATATCACATCTGCGCCTGTCATAAACTGCTGAGGAACGCTGACGACAATCAGCGGGTTTGCGTGGAATTCAAGCGTCCAGCGGGATTCCCACTGCTTCTCGCCGTTGATCATCGAGGTTTGCCGCGGTGGGCCGGAATATAGCGGCACCAGGACATTTGCGTTTTCCCTGAACCAGGTGCATGCGAATTCGGAGCGGGCGATGCGCGAAAAGATGGTGGCATTGTTTTGCGCCTGATCTCCGTAGAAATCGAGCTGACATTGCCATTCATCAACGCGGCGAAGTTCTGCCCGCCCGTAATCGCTGACGCCGTCATACTCGTAATTGACAGCACTGGTTGAGAGGTCCGTCAGAAAAAGCGGCGTCATAGTAATGAAGCCGCCTTTCGGCATGGGGGTCTGATTTTGCTGAGTCTGCGTGATCTCTGCGTCCGGGAAGAGGACAGAAAGGAAATCGCCAGTCGCCTTAAACAGATCGCTTTCAGTGACCTGCAGGCCTACGTCAATTGTTGACATGCGATAACCCTCGTCCAGTCCGGCCAGATTTCAGGCACATCCACAACCAGCCATGTTTCATTGCCGATAACGAACTTATCGCCGCCCTGCTGCCGATCTCTGTTAATCCCGCACCAGTTGCCATCCGTCCAGATACTGACCAGCACACCCTGGATGTTCATGTTATCCATGTGCCTGATATCAGCCTGACTCAGCGCCTGCTTTTGCACCATCATCGTTACCGGCGGCGCGAAACCTGGAGAGGTCGAGTAATCCGGGTTTTTGATTGGTCCGATCGAGCGGTAAATCTGCGCCTCGACGCGAGGATTAACCGCGCTAATGGCGTTTCGCACTATGGAATGAAGATTCACTCTTTCACCTCGTAATCGACCGAGTTCAGCATGTGCCCTGACCAGATTAACGGGTCATTAAACCCCTTTTGGTCGACCGTGCTTTTTGCGTTCGGCGGCTCAGAAAAGGCGATGATTGACGACTGAATCTGCCCCTTGATCCGCTCCCCCATCAGCGCCAGGCTTTTGCTGGCGTCAAAATCGTTTGCCTTCATGAGTTTCCCGAGCTCTCCGCCCCACTCCGGACCATGTTCAGAAATGGTCGTCCTGAAGTACGGCCGGGATGGGATCGTAACGATATGCTCGGGTATCATTACTGACTGCGCGAAATTGGCCTTTGATGGCTTTGCGAAGCGCGAAACGCCGTCACGGCGAACGTAAAAGTTCAAATCCCGGGTATGCGCCGGGATTTTTACAGTGCCGCCAAATTCGTTAGTGGCCGCCACAAGTGCTACCGGCGTCCCGTCTGGGTACTTAGCCCCCTCAAGGAACCCCACCTTCAAATCATCGCCAGAGGACAGCCCCTTTGCGATCGACTGCAGGTGCGCCATCAGCTTATCGCCGCCTGACATTCCATCCATAGCTACCTCCGGATGAAAGAACGGCGGTTATAATGGCCGGGGTACATCGAAGGGGATGAGCCAGGGACATAAAACCCGGTCCTGTAAGGCTTTGTGGCCTCCCAGTAAGCTGACCCGTAAGTAGTCTGCTTATACCACCAGGAGCTTTCGCTTGAGGGCCCTGCGTCAGCTGATACTGACACTGACCCCTCCGATGCGCTTGCCACACGGCCAACCAGACCAGAAGCCTTTTCGCCGTTTACGCCTGAATTCAGCGCCGCAATGTGCGCAACCAGCATGTTCAGGAAAAGAGCCCGGATAGAGATATCTTTTACCGGGCTGCTGTCCGTGTTATTCAGATAAATCGTTGCCTCCGTGAAGTACGCATTAAGTAGCGTATTACTTACGGCATCGAACTCCGGATAACGCTCACGAAATGCGGCAACATCAAAGACAACGATCGCCATTATTTTTTGTCCGCCTTCTCAACGCCCGGGGCCGGGTTGTTCTGATCCAGACCTTCCAGACCGGTTTTCTCCGAAGCGTTTTCATTCGCTTTCGCCTGGGCGCTGCTGGTTTTCGCCTGGGCAAACACCAGCTCTTTGCGAACGTAGGGCTGATCAGCATGTACTGCCAGCCATGCTTCAAACGCTTCCTTGTCCACGTTTTCGGTCAGGCCGTAGCCGCCAAAAACGAGAGAGGAGTTGGAGCCGTTAAGCTCCACTTTGTACTCGCCCTGCTCCAGGATCAGGCCGTTCGGCAGTTTGCATCCTACAGTTACTGTTTCGGCCATGTTACACCCCGATCATGCTGGCAATGCCCAGCGGTTGACGAATGATTGCACCCCAGGTGCCACCGGATTTTTTCTGCCGCCAGGAAGACTCTTCCACCACGACAGCGTGGGCGCGCATCTTCTCGGTGAACGCTGCGTAAGCGGTGTCCTGCTCACCCAGACGCTCAACAATCAGCTGCACAAGCTCGCCTGCGTCGGTGCTGTATTCAACAGCGGTTTCGATACGCATGTTCGGGAAGTTTTTCTTCAGCTGATCGGTGACGTTCACGTTGTACTGGTTCGTCTTGGTCAGGTTGACTTCCATTTCCGGAGACATACCGAGCACCATGCGATCGGTACGCTCTACGAGGCCTTTGGTCTGAGAGACCAGCTGCTTATAGAGACGACCGGAGATGTCGTCATATACGGCTTGCCCGTCTTTCGAGTCCCAGGTAACGCCACCGCCGGAACCAGTCTCCGCCGGCGTCACCGGAGCGCTCAGAGACGGATCGTTGAGCAGGCCGTAGTTTTCCAGCCCGGCGATGCCGTAGAAGTAGGACTTGTTCTGGAACTTGTTCAGCACAAGTGCAGAAGCCACGTTGAGCTCGGCGGCATAGCCGATACGACCGGCGCCGTACATGTCCAGCTCGCGCTCGCCCCAGCGGGTGTGAGTCTGATAATGGAACGACTGGCGCGGTACCCAGTTTACGTTGGCGGACGTCATGCCGTTGTTGTTGAAGTCGCCGTAAGCGCTGGTTTCACCAGTCGACTCGACGATCGGGAACTGCGAGGTCAGCGTCGTCCAGTCGCCTTTTTTCACTTCACCGATAATCTCTGCGGCCTTCATCGGCGTTACGAGAACGCGGATAAGTTCCGGATCGACGTAGTTCGTGAAGTAGGCCGGGATACCGGCGTTATTCGCAGTAACCATTTGCGGCTGGGCATCCATCGCCAGCGCGAAATTCTCCGCAAACTCCGGTTTCAGGTAGTCCTTCGCGCCGGGCAGCACAATGCCATATTTCCCGCTGGCTGCGGCGTAGTGTCGCTGAAATTCGTTCATTACTTGCTCCAGGTGCTGATTTTGACCAGCTCGCCAGCGTCACAATCGCTTGCGGCATAGAATGCGGTCTCGATAAAACCGTCCACGGTTGCTCCGGCCGCTGCGATTTGCACTTCACCGGTGGTCAGGGATGCAAAAACCTTCTGCCCGCGGGTGGCAGCGGTTGACGTTTTGGCCCAGAAGTCACCGGCAACCATCAGGGTGATTTCGCGGCCGGGCTGGATAAGCATGGATGCCTGACCCAGCCAAACGGTGATCGAGGCCTGACCATCACGATGGACAAAGCCAGACGGAACACCGCTACCGGCATTGGAAGCCACACCGTCAACATCCCAGGCGAAGCGGCCAACAGTCAGGCCGTCCTCGCCAGCAACCAGAGCGCCCTCGCCAGCCTGATAGGTCGCGTGAGGGTTGGTGCCAGCAAATGCCCCTTCGACGCCGGGGGCCGGATACTGGTTAATTCGTGTCTGAAAACCTGCCATGTTAACCTCGTTTCAGTTTGCCAGCGGTCGGGAATGCTTTTTCGAACTCACTGACGGAAGCGGAATCCTGCGCAATGACAGGGCGTGAATTTTCTTTCTGGCTGATCGCCATTTTGACCATCGCCGGATAAGCGGACGGGTGAACGCCGGCGATATCCACACCGCTTTGCTCAAGCGCGGTGCGATAGACATCTTCGGCTGAGTCCATGGCAACGACGTCGCCGATCAGCGGGCGGACAACCTGCTCTGCTTCACGGATTTTCCGGAAGTTTTCCGCAGCCTTTTTAGTTGCGCTATCGGCTGCCAGACGAATCGCAGAGTCCATCGCCGTTTTGGAGACTTTGTCGTCTTCTTCATCGTCTTCATCTTCGGCGGTTTTCTTCTTGTCCTTGTCTTCTTCGTCGTCCTCATCGTCCGCCGTTTTTTTCTTATCCTTCTCGTCGTCGTCTTCGTCGTCGGCGGGTTTGTTTTCTTTTTCGTCTTCCTTTTCGGCTTCATCAAGAGCCAGAAGAGCTTTGCGGACTTCTGCCTCCAGATCTGCATCCTGCGCCAGAAGTGGCTTAAGGGTGGCGCGGATCGCCGCTACCTTATGTTTACGCATGTGATTAAGCTCCGGTGGTAATGAATCTGCGACCAGTACATCTGGCCCTGCGCGGCCGTCAGGGACCAGCGCTTCGTGGTTTCCGAAAATGTCACGCATAACGCCGTCATAAGGCTCGCCGTCAGGGGTAACACCCGGGGTCATGTCTGCGACGTACTTGTACGATGCAGATAGCTCTCGCTGCTCTCCGCTCTCAATTCCAGCAATCGCGCTGTTATCCCAGATCGACATACCAACCGTGAGATACGTGCCGTCAAACTCCGCATTGGAGTGCGTCACGCCAACACGAAATTCATTTGGCGGGTCGGTGGGAAAATCGGGGATGTGCTTGCTGAGCACGGGGATGTTATTGAAGGTTTTGGCTGCTTTCCGGAGCTCGTCCGGGTGGCGCCAAAGCCGGTAAAGTTTGTTGGGTTCGAGTCCAAGCTCTTCGCTTCTTGGTATTTCTCGCCCGTAGTAGGCATTGACGTTTGCCTTGCTGATATTCGTTCGTGAAATCTGAAGGCGGCCATTTGCGTCGATGGTGCGCACAGAGGCGCGATCGAAAGCTAAGCACTCTGTGGGGTTCATTGCTCAATCCTGTTTTGAAAGCCCTGGAATGACAGCCTCCCAGGTGCAACGACAATTTGGTAACTCACCTGGCATGATATGCTCGCCATCAATGAGCATCCCTTCCGATAGGTCGAACAGCTTGCCATTGGCTTTTACATGGGACTGGCGAGGCTTTTTCCCTGCATGGGAGTGCTTCCATATTCCCTGGGTAATGCCGAGCGCCTGCTGTCGAGCAGACTGAACGACTGAGGTCGCCTTGTTGTTCTGATCTCTGGCTATGAACGCCGCCCGGCGCCGGGTAATCCCGTATCGCTTCTGGAGTTCATCGGTGAGATAGGACAGGTCGCGCCCACGTGCTACCGACCGCATCACCAGACCTTCCACCTCAGTGAAATACTTCTCCGGGATGGATCGGATAAGGCCGACATTTTCGGCGATGGTCGCCTGAAGCGCGTTGTTCATCTGCGAGGTCATTTTGAACTCGACGGTAAATCCCGCGTCTTTGAAGGCCGTGGCCAGCGATACATCTGCGTTCTTCATGGCATCGTTAGCGAACCTGTCAGCCAGCTTTTGCGCCATGTCATCAAAACGCCGCGTCCAGCGCTTAGCCAGCTTCTGCATCGCATTCCGCATCATCACTGCAGGCGACGCATCCATGGCAACCGCCGCACCACTGGCCCGGTAGTTTGCCGAGAGCCAGTAGACGACGGACGCCTGCATTTCCTGCACCTGCTTATCAAGCTGGCGGCGATACCATGCTTCAACGCCGGAGTTAGGATGAACCGCCCTTATCGTCAGGGTCTGCTTCTTCCTCTTCGTCGTAGTCGTCTTCGATTTCGAGGTCATCATTCAGGTCCAGAGAGTGATAAGGCGAGTCAGGGTCACCGGCAATTTTTTCGCGGACTTCGTTGCCAGAGAGCACGCTGGCGGCCACATAGACAGCGTCCGTGTCCGCATCTACTTTGCGAATTTCCGCCCGCTCTTTAGCGCTCATTTCGTACAGCGGCTCAAAGTCGAAGGTTATGCCATCGTCAATGTCCCCGAACTCAGAGAGCTGAATGATGTCCATCACGCGCTTCAGGTTGTCTTTAAAAACAGACTGCTGTAGGGCGTGAATGTAGTCGTAGAAAACGCGGATTTCGCCGTCAGACGTTGCGTTAAGGCCATTTGGAGTAATGCCCAGCAGTTTGACGAGCGGGATGCTCGAAACCGCAGACATGTGCTCCTGCGACTGTGCCTGCAGGGCATCCAGGCCGTTAAGCGGGGCGTTAACGAACTCAACCGTTTCTGGCTGGTTAGGGTTGTTGTCTTTTGCGAATGCGCCACGGTTATCACGGCATCGGTTGAAGACATCAAGCCTTGCAAGAAGGTCATCTGCCGCCCCACCCTGCAGAATCGTGCTCATATTTGTTCCGATTACCGGAACTGAGAACGAGTGAATCATGTCGCTGACACTGTCGCGGGTGCGAAGCCAGTTATTGACGTATGGCTCGGCGATCTGCGAGAGAGACAGGCCGCGAAAGTTATACGATGCCTTCAGCAGGTCAGGCACCTGCCGCGAGACGAAATCAATCATCCGGCTTGCATGTACGGTCCGTCCCATGACAAACCACTGCGTCGGCTTGTAGAAATCCGGGCTCAGCGGGTTGTCGGAGTTATAAATCCCCGGATAGGTCCAGATAGGCTCTATTACCCTGAACCCCTGCAGGCTGCCTTTCGTGATCTTCTTATCGCTCATGAAGAGCTTCGATTGCAGCTCGTTGTCGTCCATCCATGCGGAGATGCCCCGTGGAGAACGAACGTCGATGTAAATCTGGCCGCCGCCAAAGTAGCCATCGTGTTCTGCGGCTTCTTTAAAGCGCTCGCGCACCTTAAACCGCTTCATGGCCTCTTCGAGCTGTCTTACCCGATCCGCCTTATCTTCATCGCCGACAGTTTTTAGCTTTATCCATTTGCGGGTCATTTCTTCCGCGATGGTGCCGACCATCTTGCGATATTCAGGCTTCTGCGCCAGCGTGGCCAGATACGGGTAGCCGGGAAAGCTATCAAAGTCGCCGTAGCCGTAACCGCCATACGCAGCATTGAGATCGTCGTAAGGCGTGGAGTCCATTGCCAGAATGGCGCTTTTGATAGCCTCGGGGATCACCCCTTTCGGCGGTTCGTAGCGCTGAAACTCTCTTTTCGGTAATGCACGGACTTCGGCCACGGCCTCGGGCCTGATCCCGACCTTCGGTGCTTCAGGTTCTTTTGCCGGCTCAGGCGCGGCGACTTCTTTCTTTTTAAACCACCACACTTAAATTCTCCTGAGTTGATTCGGGTCGATAACCATCGGCTGCGGGCCGGAAATCAGGTTGTCGTCGATTGCGTCCATCCAGGTATCAAGGATGTCGTCGTTGTCGTGACTGTCATCAGCGGAGAAAGCAGCGCATTCCGTCATCGCCGTCAGCACCCACTCCGTTGAGCCTGCGATCGTGCCGTCCTCGTAGAAGATGCTGGAAAGCTTCTGTCCGTCGTCGGTGTGCGTGGCGGGGACAAACACTTTCCCGGTTTTGATTTGGGGGATGACGTTAAGGCAGCGAACAAGCTTGTTCTGCCCGGTGCCGCGCGGGATTTCCCTCACCGGAATGGCGAGTTGCCCGGGCGTCTGGCTACGTTTTTTCAGCGTGGTGATGAGGCCCTGTCCGGCTTGCTTCTCTTCAATGGCCATATGACGCAGCGGCATAACCCGCATGGAGCCAGACAGGCGCCACTTTTCCCAAACCTCTTCCGCTTTCTTCAGGAGGTCTTCCGGGTCCCACCGTCCGCGAACGACATCGATGATGTACAGATTCCCGTCCACGCCCATGCCAGCCAGCGTAAACACGGTGTAATCCAGCCAGTCCTCTACCTTCCCGCTGTTCGTATCGACGTACACGGCGCGGTGCGTTAGCTTCGGCAGGGTGGTGTACGTTCTGAACCAGCTGGTGTCGATGATCCCGCCTGTCAGCGCCATCGGGTTTTGCTGGTATTGCGACAGGAAGGTATAGCGATCCTTTTCCCACAGTTGCAGGAGGTCGTTAACGTCTTCCATCTGCGGCCAGTAGGACCAGTAGCGAACGCCACCAACGACCACAGAATCGGTATCTTTGACCGTTTCCCAGCAAAGCGAACGCCATGGCTCATCGAGCGACTGGATGTACTTCTCGTCGATCATGGCCGGTATGGCGACATGGTGAAACGGCACGCCCATTCCGCCGGCAAGCATGAAGCCCGTTGCATCGTCGGTGTGCAGGCGCTGCTGAATGCTCACAAACGGAGTCGGGTGCTCTTTCGACTTATCGCCGCGGCGTGATCGAATGGTGTTTACCAGCAGCGTATTCGCGCTTTTGCGTCGGGACTCGCTGAGCATGTCCACCGGCTTGTTGTAGTCGTCCAGCATCACCATGCCGGAGAACTCTGGTCCGTAGTAGCCACCACGACCACCGGTGATCTGCCCGTTGCTTGAGCGCGATACCGTCTGGCCTATAGAGCGCCCTCGCTCGTCCTTTATCTCCCACTCTTCTGCCTGGTTGACACCAAACGAGCAGGGCCAGAACTCCTGATATTCACGGCTGGCGATAATGTCGCGGGTGCGCCGGCTGTTACGCTTTACCAGCGTGTCAGCAAAAGAGATATTCAGGTTGCGAAAGCGTTTAAGCCGCTTCTCCTGCACCAGGGCGTTGACATACGCCGGGAAGTGAATAGAGAAGAACTCAGTTTTCGTACCGCCTGGCGGGATGTTGATAATCAGGTTTCGCGGAACAAGGCGCCCGGCAAGCAGATCATCAATTTTCGAAGCCATCAGGCGGTGATGCCAGTTAACCAGCAGCCGATCGCCCTGAATCAGCTCGAACCATATCCGGGTGAAGTTCAGGAATGACTTCGTAGACTTTGAACGGATGATCACGCGCTCCGGGAATGACAGGTCATCCCATTCGATAATTCCGCTCATATCAGTCCAGCCCTTCTAACCTTCCCTCCAGCTTCTGCTGGGCCTTCGCATAGTCTTCAGCGGTGTACGTCACCTGATTCAGCGGGCCGCCGTCTTTACCGGTCAGCTCAGTTTTCTTCGGAGCGTCCCAACCCTGCATTTCGGCAAGCTGCTTAATTGCCGCTTTGGGGTCGTGCATCTTCAGCTTGATGCCGTCCTTTCCCGTAGTGAGCTCAGAGATTGCACTCATCGCGTCAGGGTCCTGAAGAGCGGAATCTTTGAAGCTCCACACGGCCTGGAACACAGGATTGCCATCGTCATCTTCGCCAACGATGCTGTTGCTGAACTCGGCTATATCAGCGATGGATGTTCGACCCATCTTAGAAAGGCGCTTTAACGCCTCTTCTCGGGTCATGATTGCCTCGTCGACAATCTCTCCCTGTACTGATTTCAGAAAGGCTTGCACACCAAGATTTGTAAAGATCTGACTCGCCGAGTTGCGAATGGCTTCTGGCGTCTTAGCCTTCCCCTTCGCAGCCTTATAGGCGTCCGTCTGGTTCTTCCCTTTGATGATTGCAAGTGCGAACCTTTTTTGCAGCGGAGTCAGAGCATCGAAAAGCTGCTGCTGATCAGCTGTAAGCTTTTTCGACGCCATACAGAATATTCCTCTGGGTTGCTCGAATACTTACCGGGGAATTTTTTGATCGGTAAGTCGTGAAACTTATATAAAACTCTGTCAATGGCGCTTTTAATGCACCATTTGCAGAACTTTATAATTACGCCTGCTTACCAATTACAGGGGCAATCCGGATACACTTCTTAGTGAGCCAGTCCCAGCGCAAAAGCACTGAAAGGATGAGCAGCGGCTTCATATATGGGCGAAGCGTAATTTCCGCCATTAGGATTCCAGTGGTGCGCATATGGCTTACCTCGTTGTGACATTATCGAGCCACCTCTGGAAGTGGCTCTGTAATGCCTATGCCGTTGCTTCAGCAGCCGTTTCCGTGGTGCCCGTGTCGCCCTTCACATCATCAATCACGCCTTTCGCAGTGTTGTACAGATCGACAACGGAATCGATGAGAGCGGAGAAATAATCCATGATTTTATCCCACGCTTCGCCCAGGGCTTCGGCAGCCGCCTGTAGTGTTGCCAGCACCAGCGCTTTTTTGGTCGCGCCAGCAGCCTTCAGGCTGGCATAGGCTTCTTCCACTTTTACGATGGCCGCTTTCATGATTTCCAGCAGTTTTTCGCCGTTTTCATAAACGCTGACAACGCCGGATGCGATAGCGGATACGCCGGTCACGATAGTGGCCAGGGTGTTAACAGTAATGCTCATGCTTTTTTGTCCTGTTTCAGTTGATAATGCCGCTGTCGCGCAGCTGCCTGATGCAGGCGGCGGTGTTGTCGCGGAGGATTGAGTTGTAGGTATAGACGCCGATGGTTTTAACCGCCCAGTCCTGCTGAGTAGCGATGTAAGTACGCAGTACAGCAACGTCAGTAGTTTTGTCACAGTCTGCACACTCCGGGTAATCTGGCAGTTTCTGAAACGCCTTGTCTTCTTCGCAGTTAACGACCGGCTTTGTCGTTAGCGCGTCGGATTGCGTCGTTAATTGCTGCTGTTCGCTCTGACACGCTGCCAGCATTGCGCACGCGCTCAGCGTCAGCAGAATTCTGCTTAGCGGCCTCTGTAGTTTCATCGTCGATGCTCTGTGAAGTGGTTCTGGAGATTTCCGCGCTGGCGCGGGAGGATTCGTTAATGACGGTTTTCTGCTCTTTCTCTGCATCACCTTTTCTGGCACCAAAGAAAGCAGCAATCGCACTAATTATCGCGCTGAGTATCGACCACATCGGGCTTCTCCTGGAGAATGACGCGGCCAATAACCCCGCTCACGAAAATCACGCCAGCGACGATCGCTTTTACCCATAGCGGGAATTCGTGGCCGAAATACTTCTCAGCTTCGGACATCGCCAGAGGAGCGGAAGTGGCGAGAATCAGCGCGTGGGTTGAATACCATTTCCATGCCTGCTTCCAGTTATCGACGAGAGTCATGCGACTTTCCCTCCGAACTTTTTAAACACAGCAACAAGGTCAGACATTCTGTGTTCACGCTGGTTATACCCGGCTCCCGGAAAACTGGCCCATATGTTCGAGCACTTCTGAATGGCGACTTCAATGCGTCCGGCCAGCACATCAGCGTACGCGCCCTGTTCTTTGATTAACTGAACAGCCACGGCATCCTGTGAATCAGGGGAATAATCGGGGAGGCTTAACTTGTCACGATAATGCGGCCAGTATTTGCCCAGCAACTGATAGCGACCGGCAGCCGTCGATTTGAGTCCTTTCCGGTTTACGGTCACCAGGATATTGGGATGCGTAGAATAGTTAGTAAAAATGTGTGGGGAGTTGATGCCGTCAACGATGACGTCATAGCCGTTGTTTTTGGTGTAGCGGCTTGTGCTCGTGCCTTCCGCCCACGCAATCACGTCAAGGAATGCTGAAATATTATCTGGCATTATCACGCCCCCCATATCGCATCTTGCTATCACGCTCTTCGCGCCGGTCCCTTTTGCGCTGGTAGTAGACGTTAATGCCAAATGTGAATATTGCGAGAATGAAACCGCCCAAGGCCAGCCACTCGTTAAGCGACATGCTTCCGGCAATAAACGTTGCCCCTGACGTTGTGTACGCAGCGGCAGTGGTAACTTTGTCTGACATTGTTTTCATCTCTCACCTCGCTTTGTTTGCGGGTGCTGTGTATGTTTGAAAGGGGCAGGCCCGCCAGGCTGGATTTAACAACGAAGCATGTCGGTGATGATTCCCGCGGGACCTGATAATAAAAAACCCGCTCAAGGCGGGAAGAAATACCAAGGGTAAAAAGTGACGGCGCGGTAGCCGTAATGGTCCCAAGGTAGAGGGATATGGCGGTTGTGTATTAACGGCCATGGTTTTCATGGAAGCCGTAAAAATTCTCGGCAGATTTTCTTGCTATTACAGCCTTTTCAAAGGTGGAAAAACTCCCAAGATTCAAGTTTTTCCCATCTATGTTTATTTGTGACTTCCACTTTTTCAAAGAGTTATCAAATGTAACACCTACAACCCCAGACTTATTTCTCTTAGGTAAAGAAAGATTCCGACAGTTTTGCTTCCTGGTGACCACTCGAAGATTTTCTATACCGTTATCGTCCCTTTGATGGTTGATGTGATCAAGTTCCATTCCTGCCGGTATATCTCCGAAGTGGTATATCCAGACAAGCCTGTGAGCCATAAACCTTAGGCCATTAAGCTTTATATAAACATATCCGTTGGTGCTCAGACTTCCTGCATGCGTACCGGCATACAAGGCATTCCATCTTTCACATAGGCCAGAGGTGGAAAACTCAGCTTCCGCCCTCTTTTTCCGGATCAGGCTTCCGTTTTCATAAATGAAATACTTTCTGACGGTATCCTGAGATGGATACTTTCTTTCGCTCATGCGTTTTCCTTACTTTGAAATGAACCTTTGCCGCAATGGAAATCAGCCCGTCGAGGCTCGCCAGCACTAACTGACTTCCTCAAAGGCTCATTTCAAAGGGTTCGGATTCGACGTGGTTAAAAGCGCATTGCGGTGCGCTGTGTTATCTATTTTCTTGCGGGATGGAAGGCCATTATCTGGCGCACCATTCAGGACTCGAACCTGAAACCGATAGCTTAGAAGGCTATTGCTCTCTCCGGTTGAGCTAATGGCGCTGAATTGGTGCTGGTTGAAGGAATCGAACCGCCGACATCCTGCTTACAAGGCAGGCGCTCTACCTGCTGAGCTAAACCAGCAATCTGGTTCAGGGCTCTTGCGCGGCGGGGTGTCGACGTGTCGTGCAGCACGTCTCAACCCAAGAGCCCTGACCGGATAGCAGGCATAAAAAAGCCCCGGCGGGGGTGCCGAGGCTCGATGTTCTGATAGGTCAAACGCAAATACGGCAACCTACACTAAATATATTGCTCATTTGTTCATTGAAATGCAAGCACGTTATGACTATTTTTTGCAATTTTCCTCACGCTTTCGCGATCGTTAAACGCATTTTGCAGCGGCTGGTACAGGCAAAAGAGTGCCGCGTTGATAATCTGCTTAACTTCCCGGCGGATGGTTGAAATGCTCGGGTGCTTATACTGGTTTCCGGCGCGGGTCTTCATCAGGCGAGGTTTGCTCACAGCATGCTGCCATGAAGCGATCCTTATCTCGCTTGAGTTACAGACGTAATAGGCAAAAATCACCTTCCATGCGTTCTCATCTACGTTTTTCAGGTAATGTCGGATTACGGCATCAATCAGCAACCCATCATCATCGCTGCATACAGGCCTTGATGGCGCTTGCGGTTCAACCGTGGCCATGAACTTGGCAATCATATTTATCATCGCCTTGTCTATCTTCCCTGTCTGGCACCATGCGCCCCAAAGCTGGAGCCACTGATCTATCCACTGGTGCTGTTCGTTGGTTAATTCCAATTTCATGCTGTCTCTCCCGGGCGCTTATAGATACGGACGAAATTGCGTAATATTTTGTAGTCAACCAGTACGGTGCCGCGGTGCCGGCAGAGACGGAGCTTTTGCCAGCGGTCGCGGATGCGTTCGATAACGTCACGGCTCATGCGGCCTCCATTTCGGTAATGGTTAGCTCAAGCCGCCCACCTTTGACGACAGGCATTCTCTTCACGCTGTAGTAGTCAACCTGCTGGTCATCGAGCCAGAAACCCGATTTCGTCAGGGCGTCGAATGCAGCTTTTTGCAGGTTGTCCAGGTCACGGCGCCGGCGATCCGGCATGTGGCACTCAATACGGATTCTCAGTGGCGTGGAAAGGCCGATATCAAGCATCAAGTCTTTGATGATTCTGGCGACACTGTCGCGGTATGCCTGCCCTTCCGCGCTGATGTGTGTGCGCCCCCGGTTATGCCGATAGTAGCGGTTGTTGCTTGGTGGCCAGGGTAATGAAATTCGATATTGGTTCATGCTTTTATCAGCCCCTCTTTCATCCAGATAACCTGCGTTCTGGCCATTCCCTCCAGCGCGCACTCCTTCGCATACTCCGCATCTACCAGGCGCGTGCGGCGGTCTATTTCATCGTGACAGGATGAACAGGCGATAGCGGCGATCAGATCAGGCGGCTTAATCCCGGTCCCGCACAATCCAGCAATGCGGATATGGGCCAATACCGTGGTTTCAGGGTTACCGTTGCAGACGCCCGGGATACGAACCTGACATTCGCGGCCGCGCGCCGCTTTGCGAAGATTAGCCATGCTTACCCCCAAATCCGTTGACGAAGTGATCGCGGCGTATACTCCGGTCGAGCACAAACCGGCAGCCTGGCGCTGACCGTCCAGCTCAGATAATCCGGGTTAAGGCTTTTCTCGGTGACGATGCCACGCGCCTGATATCTGGACACCAACTGTTCTGCCTGCTCCGCAGTGCATTCGGGATGCTGAAACCATGAGTATTTCATCAACATCACCCCGCAAAGCTCAGCAGCTGACTGGCGGCATTTTCAGCCTCAGCCGGCGAGTGGAATTTGCGACGCAGAATGTAGTTCCAGAGCACATTCAGCACTGATTTGTAGACGCCGTTAAACTGGCTGTCGTCCATGCTGGCGAAGGAGATCGACTTTGCGACACGACGAAGGCTGCCGTCAGGCATCTGGTATTCGTCATGAAAGCCAGCCTGAATGGTTGCCCACTCGCGGAAGGATTCGAAGTGTTTCAGCAGCGCCATATCGCGGGAACGAGAAATACCGACAGAGGAGAGATACATCTCCGCGGCGTTCTGGAGCGCAGCGCGCTGATCGAAGTCGGATGAGAGGAAGTCGATAAACCCGGATATGAGGGTGCGCTCAGCGGGCTCAATGAGTCCACCGGAAGGCGTCCAGTAGTGATACCCGAGAGTCAGAAGTTTGAAGAACTTCTTGTGGAATGCGTAATTCCGGGGCTTGCGGAACTCACCGCAAAGCAGTTGCCCTACGGGGATAAGTTGCAGGTATTCGCTGGTTCCCGGCTCTGCGGGAATCAGTACGTTTTGATAACTCTTCTCAAATTGCAGTGTTTGCGCCATGTGTCCCCACTTGGCGCCGGGGTAAAGTTGTCAGTTGTCCAGACTGACGAGATAATTATGACGGGCTAAATCCCGAATTGCAAAACGAGCATAGGCTATTTTTTCTCGTTCTGACTGGCCATTTCCAGATAGCGCGGATCGGATGCTCGGGGTAGCTGGATGCTCTGCTCGCGGTAGTAGCGGACGCGCTCCATGAAATACTCGCGCAGGTGTTCAGGCTGACGAGGTCATCATGGCTGCTTAAGTTTGAATAATCAAAGAAAAAGGCCTCCGTAGAGGCCTGGATGTTACTGCTGGCTGCGCTTTACCGGCTCAATAATTTCAAATCTAATTCCTTCCCAAGTAAATGCTGTGGCCCCACGCAAATGCTTTTTCACATCCAAATCGGTTCCGCTGCGCATCCTGCGCCTGTGCGAGGAAACCCAGTGCAATATGGGTGAGTGTCTTCCCGTCCGTGTGAGTGGCGTACTCATCGCGTAAAATAGGGATTTAATATGCTCCTTAGTAATGCCAAAACCAATTTCTTTCCCTTCGGTTTTAGCAATTACGCACCAGTCTTCAAAAATCTCGTCCATCGACTGTAAGTGCATGGCTGTAATAAGGGTTTGACGATTGACGGGATGGTTTACGTCTAACATATCGTCATCATGAAAATCCCAATCAATATCACCGCGCTTGTCAGTTGGGCGAAAAATGTAACCATTCTTCATTCTGGTAAGGCAGTTATGAAGCACGCCATCTTTTGTTAGGGTTAGATAAAAAATCTCATTCCTTACCTCACCATCCTGAAGGATATTCAGTGTAGTTTTTAGAGCTTCACCACCACCCGTGCGAATAATATTTTTTGGCAGTTGGTTTACAAACTCAACCGATGTTAAACCAAGCGCATCACACCCGGGAACATATGAAATAGTAGATGAGAACCGTTTCGCTGGCTTAGCTAAGCTTACGCCATTTAAGATGAACTCTCCTTCATCGTAAGGGATATAAACCCTGTTGGAAATTGCCTTCTTGAATGACTCCATGCCATTTGAATTTTCTTTTGACGAGCCTTTCCTGCCAGAGATTCCGCAATAAGTACCCGAGGTAATCATAAGCAATGATGCTATCAGCCTTTCCTCAAACTCATCTTTAGTCCATAAATCCATCACTTCACCTCCTGCGGCGCGGCCGGCAGCGGCATCCAGTGGGTTACAGTAATTGGGTGCCACTCAATGCCATAGTTTTGCTCATAAACCTGAGCATACCAGCCATCGCCCTTAGGGCTGCATTCGCAGTACTGACCGACGTGAAGCTCAACACCAAAGTCAGGGCGAGGCCAGATATAGACAAAATCATCATCCTCCGGCATGCGCTCGCTTACCGGAATCCATTTACCCGGCACAGTAACGACGCTCTGTATCGAGTTGAGAGCGGGGGTATCATGCGGGGCGGCTGCGAGCTCACGAACAATGCGCTTAATGCCGTCGATACGGTCATCATCAACAGGGTCTACCGTTTCAATCCGATCAAGCATCATCAGCGCTGCGTTTGCTTTGTCGTTGCCTGTCCATCCATCCGGAATTACCGGAGAGTTGCCAGGATGCACCGGACACGGCCAGCGAAGCGAGCCATCACCGCTGGTGCAGGTGCAAACAGGAGCTACCGGCGCTGGCTGCGCGTTAGCCGCCGAGCGGAGCCGGAATGGCAAGTCGAAGCACACATATACACCCATCCTGTCTTTAGTAGTCAGCAGGTCTTCAATTGCTGACGCTGCGGTATGAAGCAGTTCTGCGCTGACTACCGGCTGCTGCGCGTGGCGATATAGCGGCGCATCCTCGGCCCCAGCAGAGACAGAGATTGTCTTTCTCATTCTGGTCGTATCGGTTGAACAGAAAAGTTTTCTTTCCTTGCAATCTGGCTCGCTGTCCATTGCGGCCAGCGCGATTTGTGCCAGTTCGATCCGCTCATCCCATGAAACTTTGCAGATAGTGTTGTTATCAGCGAGTTGTTCCAAGCGCTCTCTGGTTATGGTTGATTTGTTCATTGCTTTGCTCTCCTGCGACGTTTGGCATTACGGCGTTCTGCAGCCTTCCCTGTATGGCGATTTGAAACCGGATATGATTGCGGACGAAGCTCGCAAATGGTTCTTTCCCATGCCACAGAAGCTGTACCTATCGAGGCAAGTGCCATCGCTATTGCTATTGATGACTTACGCATCACTCAGCCTCCACCTTGATGCCAGCGGCGGGGCTATAAGCGTCCATGCTCTGCTCATAACCTTTTTCGTCATCTGTCTGTCCGAGACTAAAGCCATGTTGCAGTCCACTACGGAATGCACTGTCCTGCAATTTTTCAGCAGAGTTTAAGCGTGACTCCTGTTCAGCGATCCGCTGACGGTAATCGGCCACCATTCGACGCACTCCTTCAAGCGGCGTGACATCACCGCCGTCTGGAGGGTCCATGTACTCAACGCCGGGAGGCAGGAGCCTGCAAAGTTCTTCGTCTACCTGCTGCGCCTTCTCCAGCGCCTCTACCAGTGCGATGACATTGTTTGGGTTAGCCAGGGCGTAAAATTTCTCCGCCGCCGCACGGCCTTTCGAATACCGGGCGATAATGGCGAGCTCTTTCGCATCGATCGCTGCCGCTTTCAGGCTCTGCGCCAGTTCGATATCATTCATCGCTGTTCTCCACTCCATAATCCGCAAAATACCCTGACGACATTTTGATGAATCTGTCCTCGGTTACCGTATAGGCCTTCCTGCCTTTCCTTTCTTTCCCTTCCGGGTCAACAAGATGGCAGGCATAGATGATCCGGCGCTGCCACTTTCCAGGCATTTCGGCGACTGAAAGAACCTCAAGAATTCTTTTCCCTTCTGCATCAGCTGTGTAAACGGTCTGGTCACCATAACCGCAATCAGCTGGCTCAAATGTCTTTCGGCAACCACCAATCCACCTTTCATCGGTGAATACATTTCCGTCCCATTGCTGATAGTCAGTGCATACGAAAATGAATGGGTAAACCGTTTCGAACCGGTCACCGGCGCGAATGTCCAGCGTCTTGCTCATTTGTCGGCCCCCTCGCTGCGGAACATCATGATTGTCAGGTCGCCTTTAGTGGCCAGGCGAACGGTAGAGCCAGGTTCCAGGCTGTTAAGCTCAAAGGCGTCATAAAACTCATTCACAGCTTTCTGGCGGCGAGATTCCTTACGACGCTTGTCCCACTGCCTCAGAGCATTTTTAGTAATCCACTGGCCTGTTTTGAACATGATGTATACCCACCCCAGAAGGGCTAGACCGGTATTGAGATAAGTGGCGATGCTCATTTGCCGTCCCCCTCGCGCAGCTGCGACTCTACTTGGCATGCAATGCTCATCGCTGATTCCATTCCAACAATTTCATCCTGATAGCAGGATGCAGACTGGATATGCATCTCAAATGCAGACTTAACCAACGCCACCCCATCAGCCTTAATCCCGGCTACGATGCGATCGGTGGCTGGGGTTTTTACTGCCGTCACATTAGCCCGATGGTCATTCCATCCGCGCGCATATATCGGATTTATGGACATGCCGTCCTTCACGCAGTACCGCTGGCCACCACGATTGATAACTTCAATCTCTTCCGCAACGGCTGCCTTCATCGCCACATTCTCCGCCGCCAGCTGAGCATTTTGGTCTGCCAGCATATTCCCGGTTTTTATGGCGGCATCCAGTGAAGCGCTGCAAATGCGGAACTCTTTCGCCAGCTTCAGGAACTTCTGCTCTCTTATCGACAGCTCGCCTGCGCTCTCCAGCTCAGCAATCCGCTTCTCTGCTGCCTCAGCGCGTTTCTCTGCTGCGATTCGATGCTCCAGACCTTGCCCCTGGCAGATATCAATCAGGCGCTGTTTCTCCATAAGTTCTGCGTTGAGCTTCTCTGCGGCTTCCAGCTCATCCAGCAGAGCCAGAACGGTGGCAGGATTAGCGGCTTCGTTAAACGAGTTCAGGTCGGTGATGTCAGCATCAAGCTGAGCACCATCATGATGCAAAGAGATATCGAAGATGTCGTCTGCAGATATTGCGTTTATTCTCTCATGCGCTCCAGTTGCTTGCTTCGCCACTTCGCGAAGATATTGCTTGTCGATGCTCATAATTATGCTCCACTAACAGGCTGATTAATGGTAAATAAAGTGCCGCCCATTTCGATCTGACTTATCCCGCGAAGATGTGATTTCACATCAATGTCTATCCCACTTTTTATTCTTCGCTTATGTGCTTCCACCAAATGGATTATCGGCCTTTTCCTACCTGTTTCAGTTACCGGAAGGCTTCTCGCATAAAATAGAGATTTCACCTCTTCGAGCATGCATCCGAGGTTAACCTTTGCCCCATGTTCTTCTGCGGTAATACACCATGAGTGATGCCTGTCGATGGTCATCTCGGCAACCGCTCCAAACAAGCTTTCCGCATCCTGAATGTGAGACGGACAATTTTGTGCAAGGCTAAGAATATTGGTTTTCACACCGGCAGAGCCGTATTTCTGGTCGTGAACCAGATAATCGCAACACTTGATCTCCCCGCTGGAATTAACCGATAAAAACGAGGTTTCCGACTCCACGTCATTGTCGTAGGCGATGAAATCCATTCTGAACAACTGTCCACCACCCCTGCGAACAAAACCTTTCGGCAGAGCGTTTACTGGCCGGCAATAGGTGACGTGAGCATACCCCTTCAGCTCGTTATCGAGCCTTCCAGGCGTCATTGCTGAAATCATGGGGTGTGAAATGCTTTTGATATCCCCCACTACATAGCCACCACTAATAGCGTCCGCATCGAAAAACCTGGAGTTAGAAGGGATGTAAGGACCAATTCCTGACACCTCATTCAAAATGCTTGCGTCAAGCCGGGCCCAGGCAGATTTGTGCTTCTGGTTTCTGATTTTTGTTTCAAACGCCGCGATAAGAATTGATGACAAGGTGTTTTCAAAGTCCTTTGTGGACCAGAAGTCTGACTCTTCCGTCGCGTTAATTTCGAAAATGTTGCTCATACTTCTTCTCTCCCGCCACTGACTGAAGCCAGGCACTGATTAAACAGGTTTGTCATTGGGTTTACGCCGCCAGGACGCTGGCGATACTGAACAGACGGATCGCTTTCGGTTACTGCTGTCGTGTCGATCAGGGTGTACCGATAGCTCCAGCACCCCCCTTCTCGCTTAACCTCGCCGTCACGGTTCATCTGCCACAGGGAGGAATTGACCACTGAAGAGTCAAGCCCGGTACCGCGGCGGATATCCTGAAAGCTGCAGCCAGGATGCTGGCCGATGAAGTTAATAACGGCTTGTTTGCCAGAGTTCTTTTTCATCAAAATCCACCCCGCTTGGTTGGTTTTTCCTCTTTCTCGCGCCGGCGCTGACTGGCAGCTTCCTGATCGCAGTCATAAATCGCCCCGTGACGTTGCTCGCAATAGACAACACCAGTCTCACCATGCCGGTTAAGGCGCAGGAGGAGCTCTGTGTCACTCTGGTTTGCATTCTCGTCGTAGGCGCCCTCCCGGTATATGGCCAGCCAGTAATCGCAGTCCTGTTCAATCTGCCCGGTGTCGCGGGAGTCGCTCGGCAAGGGGCGCTTATTGGTTCGCTTCTCAAGCTCACGGTTAAGCTGAGTCAGGAGAACCACGACGCAATCCAGCTCCTTCGCCAGGGTCTTGAGGCCTTTGGTGATCAGCCCGTAAGCAAGGTCATTTCGCTCTGCCTTATCGGCAGTCATCAGCGTCAGGTAGTCAACGAGGATCATTCCGACCTTGCCGCGTTCACGCTTGATGCGACGTGACTCAGCCACGACATGCGCCAGTGAAATACCCGGGGTGTCATCAATCAGGAGGTTATTGGTGTCAATCAGCGCTCCCATCACGCCGGTGGCTTTTTTCAGATCGCTGTTCCAGTCGCCGTGATACCCGTAGTCGTCCTTAGTCATGTCCGGGTAAAACAGGTTTGGCGAGATCCGACTTTTCTGGGCTGTGATTTTCTCGACCATCTGTCCTTCCGGCATCTCCAGAGAAAACATGAGTGCCGGCTCGTTCTCGACCGTCGCGCAGTTGATCCCCATCTGGGTGTAGAGCGTGGTTTTACCCATCTTCGGGCGAGCGCCGATAACGAACAGGCTGCCACGCACAATGCGTTTCACACCGAGAAGCTCATCCAGAGAGCGGATCCCTGTCGACAACCCGCGGGAACGACCATCCGGCTTGAGCCTTTCGTCGAATTCTGCTGACCAGTCAGTGACAGCGTCATAGAACGTGCGAAGCCCTGTCCGCCGGCCGGTTTTTACGTGCTCGGTTATCTCAGTGAACAGCCCCTGAATGGCATCGAATTTCTGTTCTGCCGTCATCCCGTTGCGGGAGTACAGCAACTCGATCGCCTTCGTTGTTTTCTCGATGCCGTAGCGCTCCATCGCTGTCTCACGGACACGCATTGCATAGGCCACGATGTTCGCCGCGCTTGGCGTGTTCTTCGACATTTCAGCCAGGTATGCAAAGCCCCCAACGGTCTCTGTCAGCCCCTTGCTTTCCAGAGCATCAAACAGGGTCAGCAGATCAACCGGCTTATGGTCGCGGTACATCTGGCGCATTTCAGCGAAAATGACCTGGTGCTGGCGCGAGTAGAAAGATTCCGGCTTGAGGATCGAAAGCACCTTCTGAGTACGCTCACTGGTGTCGTCGTCCAGCAGGAGTCCGCCTAGCACGCTCTGCTCTGCTTCAATGCTGTGCGGAGGTGTCATGAAATCAGAGGTCATCACAGGCCCCCTCGCGCGTTTTGGCGTAGACATCGACATTCAGGAAGTATTCCAGCGACTTGCGGCGCCAAGTTTTCCCGGTGCGCTGATCAGGGCGATTCTCAAGCATCCAGCGGCAGTTACTGGCGATGTAGCTCAGGTAAGACTCCCAGTCGGCCAGGGTAAAGGTGTGGCCATCAAGCTGACGGGTAATTTTGTTGGCCTTCTGCCAGAACGAGCGGATCAGGTTACGGCGCTTGTCAGTGAGGATCCTGATGCCTTGAGCTTCTGGCAGAACCCGGTGGTAAACCTCAACGACCTGCTCACAGCTGAGAGACGGTTTTTTTGGTTCTGATTTTTGCGATGCTGATGCACTCTCTTCTACGTCAGTAGAAGAGATATTATTTAATATATTGTTTGTGGCACTCTGTTGGCATTCTGTTGGCACAATCTCGCCTGTACGCAGCGCGGTTACTGGGTTTGCGATGGCACTCTGCTGGCATTCTGTTGGCACAAAAAATTGCTGATAGTCGTCGTATTTGGTGACGGTTAAGAGTGTAAATTTCTTGTTTGCCAGGGTGGTGATCATGCCCATTTTAGCGAACTTGTTCAGCAGGTACTTAACCCTGTCAGGTGCTATTCCCGTGTCTTTCGACAGGGTATGTCGCCCGGTGATCACCTGACCGCGGGAAACCGGATACTCACCAAACTCTGTGGTTACCATCCCGTCAGCTGAATTCACCTCCATGATGAGATGGATCCACAGATGGACGGCTTCACTGTCGGTCTTGTAGAACGGCAGTTCTCTTACTTTACGGTGCAGGAATACCAACCCCTGCCCTGATGGCTGAGGTTTCTCCATGGGCTTCTGAGACCCTCTAAAATCGGATATGCGGAGAACGTTACTCACGGCCTTCCTCCTTCCGTTTCAGCTCTTCCAGCTCTTCCAGGATGGCGCGCATTTTCATGCCAACCACCGGGTTAACAGAGCGAATGAAGCGGTCGCGAGTAACATTTTTGTGTGTTTGTGCCTGGTAAAATCTGTTGCTCTTAGGCATAATTACTCCTGTGAATTGATCCAGTTAATTCGCATCAGGCCTCAAAGTGTTGCGAGCACTTTGGGGCCATCTCTTTTCTAAGCAGGCTTGCTACTTCTTTCGCCAGTCGAGACATATCGTCATCGACCACTCCCCACTCCAAGACCGCCAGTAACATCGCTATTTTCGGAATCCAGGTTTCCTTCCATTTACTGATGCTCGACTTTGTAAGACCCATGGCATTGGCCACATTGGTCGTCCCCTTCATTGCGATTTGGTTATGCAGCCATGACTCAATATTCCTGGCCTGGTGTTTGTTTCGTGCTGTTGAATTCTCCATCTGCAATACTTCCTCTGGTGTTATCTATGTGAAATTGAATTAAGGATTTCAGAGGCGCTCACCTGACCATCAGTGGCAATGACAATGGACTTGATAAACCGGGAGCCGATCTCAGCGCCGTTAAGCCATTTACTGACAGTGGATTGGTTAACCCCTGTCTTTCTTGCCAACTCAGTTTGAGAACCAGCTATGCAGATGGCGCGCTTGATTGCCTCGTTGACTGTGTCGCTCATGTAAATTCCCCTTTGCATAATTTTAAGCTGATTATGCGTTAGGGAATTTAAATGATCAAGTCATTTGAGACTTTGACATAAAATTCGTTAGGGAATATTTTTCGTGCTATGAAAACGTTAAAAGAAAGACTGGCTTATGCCATGAGGTCTACGGGTAAAACCAACCAGACCGAGCTGGGGAAGCAGGCTGGAGTGCCGCAATCCTCTATCTCAAAAATCCTGCGCGGAGACAGCGAGACTTCGCGCCACGCGGGTAAGATAGCGGCAGCTCTCGGAGTGAGTGCCGACTGGCTCATTAATGGAACAGGATCAATATACGGAGATTCTAACCAACCTCTGCAGGCTATCGACGTCTCTAAAAACGTTAAGGTTTATGATTTTGATGGCTTTACTGGCGATTATGTATCCTGGTTTAGCGAACTTCCTGAACATTTCCGCGCTTACATAATCAAGGGCCGGACTGGCATATCTCAAGCTCCCGCCGGCGCCATCGTAATTGTCGATCCAGAGGCTATTGCAACCTCTGATGACCTGGTTCTCGTCAGACTCAAAGAGACATTGTCTGTCTTCAAATATCATATCGGAGGCGATGGTAATGGGTATCTTTCAGTGGATGACGTGAGGGTCCCTTTAGCGCCAGTATCTGATCTCTCTTCTGTCGTTGGACCTATCGTCCAAGTCTTCATACCGGAATTAAATAAGTAAACAATCTGTTTATCTGCTGCCTGGGTACTGACATAACGCCCAGGCCCCATCCTCACGTACAGCACACCCATAAAGCCACCTCCTGACATTCGATTCCCACCGCCAGTAACTGTATATTTATCCAGTATACATCCTGTGGCCTCCTATTCCAGCAAAAAAATTCCTGTAAGAATCCGCTCGAGAATGCGCAAAGGAATTATTTAACCAATTCTCTATTGACTTGGATTATTCTCTATCGCATAGTTAAGCCATCCAAACAACACAGCGATGAGGTGAACGTGAAACTTTTAGCAAACATAGATGAGGGCGTAGCAATTGACCTTGAAAAGGTTGCGTGCCTTCTGCGTGAAAAAGACACAAAAAAAACATTGGTTATTTTGGTTTCTGGCAGTCGCTTTGTCATAGAGCAGCCTCTTACGGAGGTATTGAAGATGATTAGTGACTACGAAGTTATGAGCAAAGAGGAGAAGGGTCTCGGTTAAAGCCTCTCCCGAGAGGCGTTACCAAAGCCAGTTTACGAGCTGGTTTTGGTATCCAAACAACACCGGCAACGCCGGGGTGAAGTCAAAACGTCCCGTTAGCCGCGATAAGGCAAAGGTGAAGAGATGATCCGCGAAGAAGACAAGCCTGCATGGCGTAATTTTTGGTTAAAGGTCGTTCCGTTTTTGGTTGCAGTCCTCGTAGTTAGCATTCAGTGCTGGGGTGGCAAATGAGCAAACAAGGCATTCGTTCACTGATTTACTGCCTGCTGATCTGCGGCGTTATCTGGACAGCGTTGATTATCAAAATTCTGCACGTTACGGGGGTGTTCAATGGTTAGTCATCATTACGGGACACAGACCGTTAACCGCGGCGCCGTTCTCCCAGGGATGCTGGTTAAGCATCGGGAAAGCACCTGGACAGCATCAGCAAATAAACGCGGCCGCCTGTACCTGCATCGTGGGATTGAGCGGACTTACACAACCGACTTGCTGGTTGAAGTTTATCTGAACGGGTTGGGACAAGGTCTCAGCCGGTAATCGAAACGAAGAATTTAACTGAGCTATCAGGCGGCTTTCATCGCGCCTGGCTTCTTACGACCTTTTTTGAGGCTCTTATGAATATCAAATGTGAATGCACAGACATGCGCACATCTGTAGGCCCGCATAACACGTTAACCGTCGAGCTGGAAGACGTGGTGTTGTCGGGGACGGTTAACAGTCGTGAAGTCCTCATGCAACTGGATTGGGACGTGGTGATCGAATGTCTGGCAGAGCATGGCTACGTCATTACTCATCGGGAGAAAGCAGCATGAGCGCGGCGGAAAAATGGGATGACGACGAATTCATTCAGCTGATGAGCGATGCGATCGGCGAACGTGATTTCTACGATGACGAACCAGTAAACCTTTCTGCGGAACGGCAGAACCCGGTGATCAGCTGGGATGAATTCGCGGGGGATTTTCAATGACGGATAAAAAAGTATACGCCGCTATCAGCGCTGTGGCCGGAGAGCTGGCAGAGAAAGGCATCAGCAAGGCCAGAAAACAGGGCAGCCAGGTCAACTACGCATTCCGTGGGATCGATGACGTTTACAACGCTCTGGCCCCCGCCCTGGTGAAGCACAAGTTGCTGATCCTCCCGCGGTGTACTGAGCGGTCATGCTGTGAACGAACCAGCAAAAATGGTGGCGCGTTGTTTTATGTAACCGTCCGGGCTGAGTTCGATTTTGTCAGCACGGAGGACGGCAGCTTTCATACCGTCGTCACCTACGGCGAGGCGATGGACAGCGGCGATAAAGCAACTAACAAGGCCATGTCGATTGCGTACAAATATGCAGCTTTTCAGGCGTTCTGCATCCCTACAGAAGAGACGACTGTGGACCCTGACTATGAGGCTCACCAGGTAAGGCCAGCAGACGCAGATCAGATTCTCGCCGATTTCACTGCTTACGCAGGTTCAGAGAACGATCCGAAGGCCCTCCAGGATAACTACGGAAAAGCATGGAACAGCCTTCATGGCTTCCCTGAGCATCAGACGAAGTGCAGGGACGTTACCGGCATCCGCCTGAGAGAGCTGAAACAAGCCGCAAGTGGTGGCAGCCATGAAAGTAACAGCTGAGTCAATTCTTTCCATCCTGCGCAAGGACGCGCGGAACAACATTACGGTATTTCATCGCTGGCAGACCGCAGCGGGCGCCCTTGGGCACAACGCAGGGATAACCCTGAATTTTCATGAACCTTATTACGCCGGGTGGGCGCCAGCACTTGAGATGAAAGAAGTGTTCATCTCGGCGCCTGAACTGGAAATGGTTAAGCCATTCCTGGCCGTCGAGCGCTGGGGAAACGGGACGCTTGGCGGAGAAATTTACCGGTTACCACGGGAGGCCCAATGAATAAGCAGAGCATCACACCAGAGCAATTCCGTGCCATCGCCGGAACCATGCCTGCCTGTCGCGCAGCAGATGCGCTGGGGATTAGCCAGGCAAACTTCTACCGCCTGGCACAGAGCTATTCCATCAGCACAGCGTTTGTCTACAAGCCCTGGAAGCCAGAAGAGAAGCAGATCGCCGCTGAACTGCGCGCTGCCGGCGAGTCGCATAAAAGCATCGCCATAAAGATGGGCCGAAGCGTTGCATCGGTATCCAGGACTTTAAGCCGCATGAGAAAGGCAGAAACGAAAAGAGGTGCGCAATGACATATCAATTACATGTCGGACGCTGTGAAGAAGTTCTCAAGACGCTGCCGGATAACTCAGTCGATGCCATCGTTACAGATCCTCCATATGGGCTGAGCTTCATGAACCATAAATGGGATTACGACGTCCCGACCGTCGACCAGTGGCGGGAATGTCTGCGCGTTCTCAAACCTGGTGGACACCTGCTGGCATTTGGTGGATCACGGACCTATCACCGACTTGTTGTTAATGCTGAGGATGCCGGCTTCGAAATCAGGGATCAAATCCTATGGATTTACGGTAGCGGCTTCCCTAAGTCACACAACCTCGATGGTGATTTTGATGGCTGGGGAACGGCGCTGAAGCCTGCGCATGAACCGATCGTAATGGCTCGAAAGCCATTCAAGCAAACCGTGTCCGCCAACATGAACGAGCACGGTACCGGAGCAATCAATATCGACGCCTGCCGGATACCGACCGATGAAGCGCTTAATGGTGGTACCGGCGGCCTGCTTTCGCATCAGCGTGACGGTACCGAACCGGTTGCCGACTACGAGCAGGCTCCGGAAGGACGCTGGCCAGCAAACATCATTCATGACGGTAGCGAAGCAGTCGTGTCGGCATTTCCGGATGCGAAAGGACAGCAAGGGGATTTAAAGGAAACCGGACGCGCACGACCATCTCAGGGTCGATATGGAGATATGGCGCCGCCAAAGGCGCATGCTGCCAGGGTTGAAAGTGAAAAAAGCGCCGCCCGCTTCTTCTACTGCGCCAAGGTCAAACCGAAGGAGCGCGACGAAGGCCTCGAGCGATTCATAGCGACATCAGCCAGCGATATGACCGACGGCCGTAAAGAGGGAAGCGTCGGCATTAACGACCCGCGGTCCGGTGCCGGGCGTACAAATGGCGCTAAGAACAACCACCCTACCGTTAAGCCGATCGCTCTGATGAGCTATCTCTGCCGACTAATAACCCCACCAGGTGGAACCGTGCTTGATCCGTGGATGGGAAGCGGGAGTACTGGCCGGTCTGCCATTGAGGAGGGTTTTAACTTCATCGGAATCGACCTGAACCCGGATTACGTAACCATTGCTTCCGCGCGGATCGCTTACTCCTTCAAAAAATCGACGGAGGCAGCATGAGCGCGGCAGCTTACTACAACGAGATCGACCCATTCGCGGCGCAGTGGCTGCGTAACCTCATAGCCGCCGGGCATATCGCCCCGGGCGAAGTTGACGAACGGAGTATTGAAGATGTCACACCTGACGACCTCAGAGGATTTACCCAGTGCCACTTTTTCGCCGGTATCGGCGTCTGGTCACATTCCCTCCGCCTCGCCGGATGGCCAGATGATCGCCCGGTCTGGACTGGCTCCTGCCCGTGCCAGCCTTTCAGCGCAGCAGGCAAAGGCGATGGGTTTGCTGACGAGCGGCACCTATGGCCCCACTTCTTCCATCTCATCAGCGAGTGCGGACCTCAGCATGTCTTTGGCGAACAGGTTGCAAGCGGTAACGCAAACACATGGTTCGACCTTGTACAAGCAGACCTGGAAGGAGTGGGATACGCCTTCGGGCTTGTGCCGTTTACGTCAGCGGGCATCGGTGCTCCGCACATCAGAGAGCGAGCTTACTGGGTGGCCGAGTCCGCTGGCGAGCAACATCAAAAACTGTTACCAGGACTGGGAAAAGGTAATGGCGAGGAAGGAGGCTGGTCGCCAGCCCAATCTACAGGACTTTGCAGTGCTAGCGGCATGGGTGACACCAACGTCACGCGACTGGAAGGATTCGGCGGGAATGACGGCGCAGCGGGACGGGAAAGAGCGCCTGGACCAGTTGCCGCGCCAGGCGTTCACCTGCGGACCCTTGAGGTTAACGGTTTTTGGCGAGATGCGGACTGGCTCTTATGTCGAGATGGCAAATGGCGTCCAGTTGAACCCGGCACATTCCCGTTGGTTGATGGGGCTGCCGCACGCCTGGGACGAGTCGAGCCCGGGGTGGCAAGAGTGGCAAGCAGCAACCGCGTCGGCCGCCTGAAAGGGTACGGTAACGCCATAAACGCACAGGCAGCTGCGGCTTTCATTCGCGCTTATATGGGGGTCGCATGACGCCTGAAGAAAAAGAAAACGCTCTCCGCGCCCAGGCTCGTCGCTGCGCAGAAGAGATAACCAAAGCGATGAGCGTAAAGCCTAAACCGAAGTGGAACGCTGTATGCCCCCCCATCCTTCGCAAGCACTACGAGAAGGTAAAGCCGATGGGTGTCAGCCTGGTGAAATTTGTCAGTGTTATTGGCCGCATGAATGGGCGGTATGGAGTGGAATCATGAGCAAATACCCAAGAGTCGGCAGTGTTGCTGCCAAAAGCAAAAATACCTCTGCCAGATGCAAATGCGGTGCAGTTGCGAAGTACAAAACCACGGTTGAAGTCAATGTTTTCCGTGGTGATGACGAAGTGGTCTGGTCTTGTAACGAGCATAAAAAAGACTGTTCATTTTTGGTCGACTGGCAAGGCGGTGCAGCATGAGCAAATACGTAAATCTTGATATCGCGATAATGAGCAAGCTTAGCGAGACGCCTTCTCCGTTTAGCCGCCTGTTCTCTGGTGACGTAGGGGCTGAGTGCGTCGATATAGCGAAGGATGAAGGAGATAAAAAAGAGCCGTTCCGCATCCTCGACCGCCGATTGCAGGCCTTGCGTAAATTGGGGGCGATTGCCCATGTGAAAGGTAAAGGATGGGTGAAGTTATGAGCGCAGAAATCATCGATCAGGCCAACGAGCTGGCAGAGCGCCGGCTGGAAATGACCATCCAGAACATGCGCATCAATCATGCGGCAGTTTCAGCTACTCACTGCCGCGACTGCGGGGAAGAGATACCCGAGCGGCGCCGGGAACTTGTGGCGGGCTGTCAGCGCTGTGCTGACTGTCAGGAAGAAGAGGAATTACGCGGTAAGCATCGGAGGTGATATGGCATCTGACAAACCGATAACAGCACAGCAGGCCGCCGATTTGCTCATCGTGTCTGCGCGGGTGATCTACCGCCTGATTGAGTCTGGGGAGCTCGCCGGCCGCAAGGTCGGCAACAAGTACAGAACGACTGAGGCGGCGTGTATTGCATATTTGAAAACCCCGCGCGATCCTGTCATTGCGAACGCGGGTGAACATAAAGGAGAAGTTTTATGTCAATCACCCTCAGGGGCGGCGTGTGGCACTGTCATTTCTTTACGCCGTCAGGAAAAAGAGTTAGGCGATCTCTTGGCACGGGGGACAAAAAGCAGGCTCAGGAGCTCCACGACAAGCTGAAGGCGGAAGCGTGGCGGGTTGACCAGATCGGCGACCTGCCCGTCAGAACCTTCGAAGAATGCTGCATCCGGTGGCTGCGGGAAAAGGACCATAAGCGATCGCTGGATGATGACAAAACCAAAATTGAGTTTTGGCTGCAGCATTTTTCCGGCCGTGATGTCTCGAAGATAACGGCGGAGGAAGTTCATGAAGCCGTTAACGGGATGATCAACCGTAAACACCTGCAGGTGTGGGAGAGTAAGCGTGATGCCGCGCTGAGGAAGGGTAAGCCGGTTCCGGAGTACAAACCACGGCAGGTTTCGCAGGCGACGAAGGCGCAACACCTTTCCTTCATTCGTTCCCTTCTCAGGGCCGCGGCGAATGACTGGGGCTGGATAAAAACAGCTCCTGTTATCAAAACCCGCAAGCCGATCAGTAAGCGGATACGGTGGCTGACCCGAGAAGAAGCTGAGCGGTTGATCGAGTGCATGCCGGAGAGCATTAAGCCAGTGGTGATATTTGCACTGGCAACCGGCCTGCGCCGCTCAAACATCATCGGGCTTGAGTGGCAGCAGGTCGATATGCAGAGAAAGGTTGCATGGGTAAATCCGGAGAACGCAAAAGCGGGCAAGGCGATTGGCGTAGCTCTGAATGATACCGCATGCAGGGTATTAAGAGATCAGATAGGGAAGCATTCCCGATGGGTGTTTGTTCACACGACGGCGAAGCATCGCCCTGATGGAACACTGACGCCCGCGGTTAGAAAAATGCGGGTGGATGACAATAACGCCTGGCGCGCCGGGTTGAAAAAAGCGGGGATCGAGGATTTTCGTTTTCACGACCTCCGGCACACCTGGGCGAGCTGGCTTATTCAGTCCGGCGTCCCGCTTTCTGTTTTACAGGAAATGGGAGGATGGGAGAGCATCGAGATGGTGCGTCGTTATGCTCACCTGGCGCCGAACCACCTGACCGAACACGCACGGAAAATTGACGCCATTTTTGGCGCTAGCGACACAAATACGACACAAGGAGGAAACCAGGCTGGCTTAAAACTGGCGTAAGTTATTGTTTCTTAATGGCACGCCCTACAGGATTCGAACCTGTGACCTACGGCTTAGAAGGCCGTTGCTCTATCCAGCTGAGCTAAGGGCGCCCTGAGAAGCAAGTGCTTCGCGGAGTGAAACGCGTGGAATTATACGGTCCACGTCGGTCGAGTCAATCCATTTTGCCAGGAAACTGCGGGGCTTATACGACGCTGGCGAAATATCCCCCACCAACTGTACAAGAAGCATACCGCCGGGGCTAATGCGCGCGTAAATCGACTCAGTGGCCAGGCGCAACGCACCAATAACCATGCAATAACCATGGTCATAACAGGCTAAATTAGCCTCAGACAGGATAAAACAGCAAACGAGGACTGACAGCGAGGCCCGCTTCTGACAAAATATCCTCATCCCCCTTTCGTAAAGATACAGATGGAATCCTCTCTCTGATGGCAGCAAAAATTATTGACGGTAAAACGATTGCGCAGCAGGTACGCTCTGAGGTTGCGGAAAAAGTGAAGGCTCGCGTTGCGGCCGGAAAACGCGCCCCTGGGCTGGCCGTCGTGCTGGTCGGCAGCAACCCGGCCTCGCAGATTTATGTCGGCAGCAAGCGCAAAGCATGTGAAGAAGTGGGCTTCGTCTCCCGCTCTTACGATCTCCCGGAAACCACCAGCGAAGCCGAGCTGCTGGAGCTTATCGACACTCTGAATGCCGATAAGACCATCGACGGTATTCTGGTTCAGCTGCCCCTGCCGGCAGGGATCGATAACGTCAAAGTTCTCGAGCGCATCGCGCCGGATAAAGACGTCGACGGCTTCCATCCTTACAACGTTGGCCGCCTGTGCCAGCGCGCGCCGCGCCTGCGTCCGTGCACTCCGCGCGGTATCGTGACCTTGCTGGAACGCTACAATATCGACACCTACGGCCTCAATGCGGTGGTCATTGGCGCCTCCAATATCGTCGGTCGCCCGATGAGCATGGAGCTGCTGCTGGCCGGTTGCACCACCACCGTCACCCACCGCTTTACAAAAAACCTGCGCCATCATGTCGAAAACGCCGACCTGCTGATCGTCGCGGTGGGCAAACCGGGCTTTATTCCTGGCGAGTGGATTAAAGAAGGGGCGATTGTGGTCGATGTCGGCATCAACCGTCTGGAAAGCGGCAAAGTGGTCGGCGACGTGGTGTATGAAGATGCCGCCGAACGCGCGTCCTACATCACCCCGGTTCCCGGCGGCGTTGGCCCGATGACCGTCGCCACCCTGATCCAGAACACGCTGCAGGCGTGCGAAGAGTATCACGACGTTGAGGAGGCCTGA